GAATAAAATCGCTAATTCACAATCGGCAAATGATAAATCTTTACACACTTTTTTGTATTTAGGCATTCCTATATTATTTAGTGTTAAAATAAATTCATTCAAAAAGGATGTTCTATTTTCTAAATATTATCGCATATAAGTTTAATTATGTTTTTTCGTATATCGTCTTATTATTTTTCTATATTATCATTAGAAATTTTATTTAATTTACGTTTATCAATTAAAACTTAAAACTATAATAGTCTGTTGATGAAGATCTTGTTGCATAAGAATAATCTGGATTTTGTTGCGTTGGAGCTTTTACCATAACAGGTTGATGTCTTAAATCAGCAGGTTTAAGAACAAAAGCATATCCTACTCTATCAAAAAATAAAGCATTTTCCGTAAGATTATTATCAACAAATTGATATCTCATTGCTATCATTTGACAACCACTTGCTCTACAAACCATTCCACTAGGATTAGGAGGATTAGAACCATTATCAGGAATAACTATAGTCATTCCTTGTTTATTAAATTCTGTTAATTCATTTATATCAGGAGTATTTTTAACATCATAAAATTTAGATTCCCTCATAAATATGGAGTTGCTTGTCATATTGATATATTCTAATAACTTGTCATTTTCTATAAATGCTGGATTACTTCTGTCCATTATTAAAATTACTTTGTTTTTGAGTGACAACAAAGGAACGTTTCCTAAATTTTTACCTTCAATTTCGTAACTATAATTCATTCCAAGCATAATATCAGTATTTGATTTGAATATATCTGCTAATTTCGAATACATTTCTTGATTATTACTTTTACATCTCAAATGAATAATTAAAGGGTCGGTCGGATTTGGGCATGTCGAACCTGAAAACGCATAATTTCTAATTGTATCCATAACAGAACCAAAATTTACTGAATTAAATGTTTCTTTAACATAATAACTATCTGAAGTGCTAGTAGAAACAACTGGTTGGTTATTTACTGAATAAACTTCAAAATCTAAACATCTAACACCTTGTTTAATAACTGCTTTAAGATTACATATATTAACAAAGTCATTTTTATAATTTCCACCGGAGCAAGCATTATAAGCAGTTTTGATATAATAATCAAATAAATTACCAGAGCAATCTGGGTCCGAAGTTGTAATTGGTCTTAAATTACCATCTACACTTGAATATAAATTATTCATATAATCACATGTAGCATTTTCAAGCCTACTTAAATAAATCATATAACCTATGAAAATGATTACAATTATACCGATAAATACCATTATCATATAACTCTGAAAATCTGTATCTAAAGATTTAATTTGCGATAAATAATCTGTTGGGTTAGAAGACATATTAATATATATATTTATTTTTAAATTTCTTATAAACTTTGAGAGAATGATATTTAGGCGAATTACTACTTTAAATTAAAAGTAAGGAGTAATAACTTAAAGATATATTATTTAGTTATATTAGAAAATGCCAAAAATCTGTGAATATGAAACGTGCCGTGCTTATGCTAACTATGGTGAATTTTATGGAAAACCTTTAAGATGTAAAGAACATAAAGGAGACTATAAATTAGTTAGTAGCTTATGCAAAAATGGAAATTGTAACATAAGACCATGTTATAATATAGAAGGAAAATCAAAAGGTCTATATTGTGCTCTACATAAATTAGACGGAATGACTAATGTTATAAATAAAAAATGTATCCATCCAAATTGTAATAAAAATCCGGTTTATAATGTAGAAGGAGAAACAAAAGGATTATATTGCTTACTACATAAATTAGATGACATGATAGATATTATAAATAAAAAATGTATTCATAATAATTGTAAAAAACAACCAAATTATAATGTAGAAGGAGAAACAAAAGGATTATATTGTTCGGAACATAAATTAGATGGAATGATAGATGTTATAAATAAAAAATGTATCCATCCTAATTGTAAAAAAATACCACTTTATAATACAGAAGGAAAAACAAAAGGATTATATTGCTCTGCACATAAAATGGATGGAATGATTGATGTGATAAATAAACTTTGTATACATCCAAATTGTAAAACTCAATCAAATTATAATATAGAAGGAGAAACAAAAGCATTATATTGTTCAGAACACAAATTAGATGGAATGGTTGATATTAGAAATAAAACTTGTCTTCATCCAAATTGTAATACAAGACCACTTTATAATATACAAGGAGAGAAAAAAGGTTTATATTGTTCTATACATAAATTAGATGGAATGATAGATATTATAAATAAAAAATGTATTGGTAATTTTTGTTTAGGCACACTTGCCAATCCAAAATATAAAGGTTATTGTAGTTCATGTTATAAAAATTTATTTCCATCCGACCCTTTGACATTACAAATGCGTTCAAAAACAAAAGAAATAGCTATTAGAGATTTTATTAATTTAAATTTTGAAGGTTTTCAACATGATAACCCTCTATGGAGCGGAAACTGCGAATGCACACATAGACGAAGAATAGACCACAGAAAATTAATTGGAAATACTTTATTATGTATTGAAACTGATGAAGAACAACACAAGGGTTACGATAAAGATGATGAAGAAATTCGTTATGATGATTTATATATGTTACATAGCGCAAAATTTATTTTTATAAGATTTAATCCAGATAAATTTAAGAATAAAGAAGGTAAATCTGTAAACCTAATGCTTTATAATAGATTACCTGTTTTAAAACAAGAAATTGAAAAACAAATTAAAAGAATAGAAAATGAAGAAAATACGGAACTATTAGAAATAATTAAATTATATTATGATGAAATTAAGAATTAAAAAAAAATACTATTATATACTAAATATGGCTGGAGGTCTTATGCAACTAGTTAGTCAAGGAAATCAAAATTTAATTCTTAACGGAAATCCAGAAAAATCTTTTTTTAAGTGTACCTATAAAAAATACACCAATTATGGTAAGCAAAATTTTCGCATAGACTACGAAGGAACACCTGCTCTAGGTTTAACTAATGAAAGTACATTTACCTTTAAAATTCGTAGATATAGCGATTTGCTTATGGATTGTTATATATGTATAACATTACCAAATATTTGGTCTCCAATTATGCCACCACAAGCTTATACAAATCCTGACGGCACAACAGGATATACAGATTGGGCTCCTTGTGAATTCCAATGGATAAAGAATTTAGGTGCTCAAATTATAAGTAAAATTAGCATTAATTGTGGCAATCAACAATTACAACAATATTCGGGACAATATATTCTTAATTCAGCTAGGAGGGATTTCCCTGGATCAAAGTTAGCACTATTTAATGAGATGATAGGTAATGTTCCAGAATTAAATGACCCTGGAAATGCTGGAGCTCGTGTAAATGCGTATCCAAATGCTTATTATACTACCAGTCCTGCTGGAGCACAACCATCAATTATGGGACGTACATTATATATACCATTAGGGTCTTGGTTTAGTCTTCTCCCTAGTCAAGCTTTCCCATTAGTTGCTCTTCAATATAATGAATTGTGGATAAATGTTTCATTTAGACCAATAAATGAGTGGTTTACAATTCGTGATGTAATGGATTACACAAATAATTATCCTATTGTTGCACCAAATTTTAATCAGTATCATATGCAATTTTATAGATTTTTACAAACACCTCCAGATGAAAAATTGGGTCCTAGTTCTTATGTAGATACAAGAACAAATTGGTTTGCTGATATAAATTTAAATTGTACATATTGTTTTCTCTCGGATGATGAATCAACAATCTTTGCTAAAAATGAACAAAAATATTTAATTAAACAAATTTACGAAAAACCATATTACAATATAACTGGAGCCAATAGAATAGATTTAGATTCAATGGGTATGGTGATAAGTTGGATGTTTTATTTTCAGCGAAGTGATGCAAATTTGAGAAATGAATGGTCTAATTATACTAATTGGCCTTATGAATATATGCCACAAGATGTAACACCTGCTTCAACTGCGGGTGGTGTTATAAATCCAATAACTTCAACTCCATTTGGACCAGGTTTAAATCCTGATGGCACATTATCAGGTTTATATATAACAGGAGTTTATAATCCACAAAACTTGAAGGAAATATTAATAGCAATGGGTATATTATTAGATGGCCAATATAGAGAGAATATTTTACCAGTTGGTGTTTACAATTTTGTAGAAAAATATGTAAGAACATCTGGTTTTGCTCCACCAGGATTATATTGTTATAATTTTTGTTTAGATACAGACCCTTTTAAGGTTCAACCATCTGGTGCTATGAATATGAGTAGATTTACAAATGTTCAAATGGAATTTACAACCATAACTCCACCAGCAGACCCATATGCTCAGGTTTTGACTATTTGTGACCCAAATACAGGTGATATTGTCGGTATTAATAAACCAACCTGGAGAATTTATGATTATAATTTTAATATGTATTTAATTGAAGAGAGAGTAAATATGGTAATATTTGTTGGCGGAAATGCTGGTTTATTGTACGCAACTTAACAATTTTATTTTGTATTTATAAAAAATTGAAATCTTTTTTAGATAAA